CTAGAGATAGACTCTAGACTGTTCCACTTAAAGGACTGATAAAGTTAAAGTTTTCAATCGTAAAAGGAACTTCATCCTTGATGACATCGCCATCGGCATCCATATTGACAATGGTGGCGCTATCAAAGTTAATGCCTGTCACGGCTATACGTTCCACACCCCGACCGCTGGATCTATCTTCAATAACAGCAATGCCATCCAGATAGACATCTTCTCCCGTGTCCTTGTATTTCTGGAGCATAAGACCAATGTTTGAGGTCGCATGATACTCCGTCATAGTACCAGATCCTGACATGCCTGTCGTCTTATGCCCAGTCATACGTACGCCTAGGCGCTTGATTTCTACCTTATCCTTTTCAATCGTGAGCTCAAACTTAACGCAATTAAACATTTCGATCCCATCAAGGAAAAAGCGTCCTTCTTTAGCAGAAATCGCATTTTGACTATCATAACCCATGATTGATATCCCTCCTATCTTACGACTACATCAAAGTAGAATTTTTCCATACTATCTACTGGCTGCACGCCTACCTTGGCCCATACTTCATCACCTACGGATTTTTTTGTATCAATGATAAAGTCATTATCCTTATCAAGGTTCTGAATTGCCTTAGCCGTCTGTAATGTCTCTAGATAACCGTCTACGACAGCTTGTTTTAGGAGTGCCTGCCCATCTGCATTATTATCAATTTTACCCACGTAACTATCTGAGAACGTTCGCAAGAGATCATTTGCAATATTATCAAGCACTCGAATAACCCGATTCTTGCTGAAACGCTGATTTTTAGTTTGATCGTAAGTGTGCAAGGAATTGATATCCTGCTCCACTTTCGTCTTTTCGCCATCAAACTGAAATACAAACTGACCAGCAAGTAATCCATTAATATATCCAAGGTTACTCAGTCTTGGATTTGCATCCACAGCCCCTTCGTAAGCTGAATAGGTCAGTGATTGAACCATTGAAGCTCCGGCAGTTGCACCAGCTACCCAAGGGACAGCACCTAAAGCATCTAAGGCAGTACCATCATTTAAGATAACGCCATTCTTGACATTGATAATACCTTCATAATCAGCATTATAGTCAGCTAGAACACCCACAATCTTCTTACCTTCATCTTCACGGAGTTTTTTCACCCAGGTGGCAAATGACACTTTTAAGGTCGGATCACTCACCGGATACGCCACCACATTAAATAGTTGCGTCTCGCAAGCGCTTAAAAACTCGGTATAGTCGGAGTTGATTACAATACCATTTGTACCGTTAGCAAGATTCGCGCCAGCAGTTGCTGGAATAGCACCTGTCCCGCTAAAGGTAACCCAGTCATTATCTTCAAGATCTTCAATATTCGCTTTGCTTTGCTCATCTTTTAGACGTTCATCCACATAAGTTTTCACGTCCATGAGGGTTTCATCTACTACATTGACAGAGGCTTTAATAATGATGTCATTTCCTCTAGTTCCACTGTATTTTGCGGTTGCAGTAGCTGCACCCCAGGTTGCTTTGGCCTTAGTTCCTTCATTGAGTCGATAGGCCAGAATCACCTTCGCCCGTTTGTACGCCTCGCGAACAACCAGCATTTCAGCATCATTAATGTCATAGCCTAGCTTAGCCATTACACCATCTTCATCCTCAATAGTGCGGAAGGTTCGCTCTTGTCCCCAATTTGCGATGAGAGGAAGAATCACGGTGCCACGCTCAGCTACCCGAATGCTTGCTAATGCGGCTGCACGAAATACCATATATAAACCGGGACGCACCTTGCTAACGCCTGGTATAAAAGTTCCACCAGCCATCTATTTCACTTCCTTTTTCAGCCAAGAATCAATACGCTTCTTAGCATCCTCTTTTGTCATATCTCCTTTGACATCAAAAAACGCACCGTCAAATACCACTTGAGATATCTCAAATAATTCTTGGCAATGCGCTCTTAGCTGCTCGATCGGAAACTTTACTTTCTCAGCCATGCTGGGCCTCCTTTTTCAAATTTAATTCAATGAATACGGTACCTATTTTTTCATATACTTCACGATCATAAGCATATCGGCTATCCCACTTTATACTTAACTGAGCAACTCCATCATCCAGTGCCTTTGTCTGTATGTCACTGTTAAGTCGCATGTACTTACCTGTAGTTTCTCCATTAGGAGCTATAGTTGGAATGATGCATCTGTTTTGACGAATGCCTTCCGCAATGAGATGAGCCTTTCCATGTGCTAATTGAGTTGTATCTGCAAATACCTTAATAAACAGTTGATAGGAATTTCGGTAACTGGAAAAAGTATCACCAGAACTGACGACAATAGGTACTGGAAAATACATAGATGGAATAGTCATATGTTGCGGTATGCGGTCAGGATAGATTTTTACAGGATTTTTGTCATAGCAGAATTTCATAATACTGCCTATTTCGTCTTGTAGCATCGGACCACACTCCTAAAAAGTATCAAGCCATTCTTGGAGATTTCGTTCTAAGGATGCAGTAAAAATTCTTTCAAATATTAACAAAGAGACATCGAAATAATGGTATCCTTCCCACCATCCACCGCCTCTCAGTTTATGTCCATCGTTCACCCAGCCAGCGTATACGACGTTAGTGCCAACCTTTAAGGCTAGGCCATTGTTAGTAATACTAAAAATGCAGCCACTATCACCTTTGTCAAAGGAATTCAAAAGCCTTCTGGTATCCACTACACCCAAGCGAATGATCTCGTCTTGTACAACATCAAGAAACTTTAGACCCATGGCCTCAAGCCAAATATTATACTTCTCTTTTAATTCTCCACTAGTTGCTTTTTTGAGTTTTTTTATAAATGCGTCTAGCCCTCTAACATCTACCCGCATTACTGCTGAAGCAATATGATCACCCCCTATAAACTACCTTTACGAGTCACAGTTACTTCAATATGATGATTTTTAACCTTCCTAGGTATCTGCGCCTTATATTCGGCCCCCTCAAAAATCACCTTATCATTGAGTCTAATATCAGTACTAATGAGAAAGCTAACGGCAAAGCTATGAACAATCTCTGCCCCTGGCTCGCCCTGGGTAATGGATTGGCTTTTCTCGGTGAACTTACAAGGTACATCGATCACATCGGGTTGATCATTATAGGTAAATTGAGTATCCCCTGGCAAACCATAACCAGGGGAACTTGTACTTTCATTAAGATGATGGATACTGCACTTATCAGTAAGCAACCTTGCAAAGCTCATAATGTTCTCATCCTAAAGCTGACTGGTCTTTTAGGTGCTGCTTTTACAATATAATCAGCAATTAATAAATCAATGCTTGGCTTACTAATGTTCGTACCATCAGACAGGGTATAACTATAATCGCTTAAGCGCTCTGACGTGTAGCCTTTAGCCATACTCTCATCAGAGTTGACCAGAGCATAATACTCAGCAAGTTTTATTAAGGCCAGCTGTACTTCAGCAGGCAAAGGGTTGTAATTTGAATCGCTAAACTTATGACCAGCTTTACTGAAAAGTTCAATCTCAGCTTGGAGAATATCGCTTTCCAGCTTATTAGGCGCTCTTGCTTTTACTGTACCAAACTCGGTATAGTCAATCACTTGTTCCGGTGTAATTAAGGCCATATCATCACCTACTCTTTACTTTCTTCACTCTTATCTGAAGCAGCTTTAGCAGCGGTTTTCTTTTCCTCGATAAAATATGTCCCATAGTCTACTACTTCCTTAGTAGTCAACTCATAAGACTTCCCAGGATAGAAAAAACGTCCTCCACCAATATGGAGAACGCCTTTCTCTTGTTTAAGTTGATATTTGATTTTAACTGCCATGTGGCGAACCTCCTATAGTTTAGTACCGGTCATCCATGCAACTGCATCGACTTCTCGGACAACAGCGTCAAGATATGCGTAAATAATGTGGTATGTAGCATCTTTAGCTGCTGCCGTTGCCCCTTGTGCGGTACGATTATAGCGCAATTCGCGAGTGAATACTGGCTTGAAATTTTTGAATGGTGTTAATGCTGCAAAGCCACTTTGTAAATTTGCCACTACTTCAACATTGTATCCAGCAAGTCGGCTAAGCTTACCTTCCTGCAAAACAGCATCTCCAAATCCAGTTTGCCGTTGAGTAGCTAAAGAAACGATTCGATCATGCGTTCCTCGAGTCATAAACCATGTGATATCATCATGGGCATTTTTATATTTTTCAGGCAACACTTGAATATGATTGGTAAAATCAGCAATCGTTGGCGCTGCTGTCGCTAAATCCGTTTTATTAGTAGACGCTTTTGCCTTTTTCACAAAGCCGTCAATAATGCCGAGAAACGCAAAACTAGGATCCGCTTCGGCAGTTGCGGTATCACCGTTAAAAATAAGATCTTGCAGGTCAACGCCAAACTGCTTCTGAATCATCGCGATAACAGTTTGTTCAATATTTTCCCCGCGGACCTGCTGATTGTACCATACGTCATCGTCTTGAATCCATTCATCCCAAAACACTTTCTTGACATTGTACGGAATTTGTCCTGGCTCGATACTACCAACACCGGTAGGCGTATGTGTTTTGGAATGCTCCCGAATTTTCCTTGATCCAACGGAAAGAGTATCAATGTTACCAGTGCCGCTGTTTCTAAAAATCGGCTGCAACTTAGATAGCGTACTTGCATTGGCGATCGTGTCGACTAAAAATTGATATGCCTGATCTCCTGGCAGTGTAATATTCAGATCCTTCCTGATACTGGACATAGCTGCCTCTTTGTTGATTACCTGCTGATTGCTCATTGTCATAGTGCTTTATCCTCCCCAAATTTAATTATTTTAAATACTCCATATAGCCTTTAACGATTGGCGCAGTTTGCTGTTCATCTGCTTCAACCTGCTTAACCACGCCTCTAGCAGTTTCAACTTTTTCAATTCGCTGTGCTAAAGGTTCCATGGCCTTTGTCAACGCATCAGCTACCATTTTTGCTACATCATCTGCGGTGACATCATTGGTCTCCGCCGGTACTGCAGGAGTTTCATTTTTCTCAACTGTATCCAGTTTTGCAACAATAGGTTCAAGCGCCTTTTTGATGCCTTCACTCACCATTTTTTCGATATCTTCCTTTTTCACTTCTTCAGCCTCCTCCCCTTGATCAATACTGATTAATTTTCCTAAAGCCTCATGAGCGGATTTGATCTCACTCATGTTGGCACTTGAGATTTTCTTCCCAGCCTTTGCTATTGACTCAGGTGGTTTACCCATCGCCTTGGCAATGTTATCAGAAGCTAATATGTCTGTAATGATAGACGAGAACTCCGTCAATGCTTCTTGGATCTTCCCTGCATCACTTTCAAATTCATATCGATCCGATGCCCAGTTATACTTTTGCAGTGTGTCCTGCAACGTGCTAAAGGCAGCCCAGAAGTTATTACTCTTTGCCCTTGATGCAAATTTCTCAGCAACCTCTCCTTTTTTGATATCTCCAACGCCAAGGAAATTCTTAATCACTTGTAAAAGCCCTGTAGCCTGCTCTGTCTCTGACTTTTCTATATGTTCCACTCTCTCACCTACACCTCCCATACTAAAGCCTGTTAATTCACCCTTTTTAATCTCGCCCCAAGTATCATCATCTGGTACGTGGACCGATAAAAGCCACGTTCCCTTTCTAACCTCTTGCTCTCCTAGTTTTCCATCCTCTTTTGTGATCCAGCTTTCCACCACTTCTGTCTCAGTTGCCACAAAGTCATGCTGTTTATCAATATTACGAAAGTCTTTCAGGAATCGATGAGCTGATTTTTCTATCTCATCAGCAGTCATAAACTCACCATGGGAATCTAAGATATCTGGTTCATAGACTATGCCTGTCACGATTCGTTTTTCGTCATCTACTTTGAGGATCGGGACGTTCTTTTCAAAGGTGGGATTTTCTTCGGATTTGATAATGGCAAATTTCTTCTTATTGGCGGCTTTATCAACCAGGGATACGAAGGATATTTGAGCATTTTTAATTTCAGTTGGCACTTTTTTCACCTCCTTTCAGGGATAAAAATAGCGACCATAGTCGCAATGATCAATTGATTTTATCCTTAATTTCTATAAGTGTGGCCCATATAAAAAGCAAAGCTATAAACATTCCATTTTCATGACTAATAAAATATGTTAAAAATAACGTCAGCAAAGAAAGCAAAACAGTTTTTTTCATTAGTAATCCTCCTACAAAAAAGAGACGCTATTTTTTAGCATCTCTCCTCATATTCCGAACCTTGGCTTGGAATAACTTTACCTCTAAATACTTTAGGGATAAATCAAATTTCAGTTGTGGTGTTGGAGTTTCTTTATATTGTTGCTGCAGCCTCAAAAACTCTGCTTGGACCTCTTTCACTGTTCGATGTATGTCCAACTCACACATCTCAATCTCTTGCGTCAAACAGGAAACACCTCCCTCTACTATATTGTAAAGGGACAAGTTATACGTGAGAATATGCTTCTATCCCTATTTGTTATTCTTATGCCAGTCATCACTTTTCTTCTTAGCCTTGGCATCTAGTTCCTTTAGATAATCATCATCGGCTTGCTGTAGTGCTTCATCTCTCAACTTTTCCTTCTCTTCTTTAGAAAGTTTAAGTATCTTGCTATCAATCTCAGGCCCCATAGTACAATGGCAAAATACTCTTTGTTTGGCTGAGAGGGACGTGTCCCTGGGGTACTGGGCCTTTTCCCCGCCCACGTCAAAGGTTTCATCAACACCGACTACCGTACCATTTAAATCTACATGATCTGGTCGAGGTTTATTTTTCTTCCTTCCCGTATGCTTCCACTTCTTACCCGTCACTGCAGGAGACTGCCGATAGGCCTCATGCTGACTATGGCTATTCGCAGTTAAAATTTCAGTGATAGCCGTTGCTCTGGCGCGTTTACGATTAAATTCAGGCAGATCCTTTAATCGCTTAATCGCATCTGGAATGCCTTCTCCATTTTCAATGGCTGCAGCTAAAGCTGTTTCCACTTCTGTATGAGTATTTAGTTGCATTAGTTTCCCTAAGTCTTTTGACCAGGTTGCAATCCAATCCAGAGTTCTCACCGATAGCGTAGAGAAAGATACCTCATCATCAATGTTTTCCATGATTGCACCTGTCAGTTCCGAGGTAGTCAATTCTAGGAAAGAGGCTGTTTCAGCTCCCATCTCTTCGGCAAATTCATCAGAGGCAAATAGATTCTGCGTAACATAGGTTAGTACTTCGCCTAGGGTATTTTCTTTTGCAATAAATTCATTAATTCCATTGACGAAATGTTTCTTCTGCCGCCTTAGTAAATTGGCAACCGTTTTCTCATACTCTTCAATCGCAGTCAAGGTTGCATCCACCGCGGGAAACTCGGCTATCTTTTCCTCTAGCTCATCTGCTTCCTCTTTGACAATCAAATCAATGGTTTTCAGTAGTCGGTCCAGCTTATCCATTTCGTTGATCCTCTAGTAAGTCTCGAAGGTCCTTTAACACACCATAGATCTTCTCATTGGTACCTGCAGATTTGAATAACAGTTCAGGAGAAGGTGAACCTTGGTTTAGTAATGCAGTTGGCAGGTTAGCTCTCTCATCGTCAAAGTTCTCCAGCTGCTTACCTAGAACGTTTCCAAGTAGCTCACGAGTATCGTTTATAGCTACAGCCCCAATTCCATTTAATGCACCTAGAATCGTGGCCACATCGGTGGGATTGCTAATATCAGGTTCTTTGAGCTCCACTCTTACATGCTTTAGTTCATAGTCAGCCAGGAGCATATTGGTAATTAGAAAAGATAGAGAGTTGCGTTCTGGAACAAACACCTGCTGCTCGGTGATTAGCATTGCTGTCTCAGCAGTAGCCCGGTTAAAGTCTTTCGAATAGCCGACATAAATATCTGGCAGCCGAAAGTGAGACTGTACCTTTTTACGATTGGTTTCATCATAATTGATGAATAGCCCATCACGCTGTAGCATCTCAGCAAGAGGCTTAATATCAATATCGACGCTGGCCTTTTCTTTTTCAAGGCCAAGACTGTTTTCCGTTTCCAATGCCTCGGCTTCTAGTAGAAGAAACTTATGAGCGTTTTCTTGACCTTCCACCGATGAAGCGTATTCGGATAAAGCAGCTTCACTATCTTCCGTCAGTCTGCCGTTTTTGATAAGGATCGCAGCTGGAAGGTGTCGCCCCTGTTTGAAGTACCGGTAATTAAGTTCTGAAGCATTGCGAGAACCATACATATCCATGAGTGCTGAAATCCAGCGAGGTACTCCATAAGCGCCATTACCAATCTTAAGATGTAGAATCTCATTAGCCTGAAACTCGACAGGAGTACTGTCGTCAAATTTGCCGGTTCGCATATCCAAGATACGTGGATCGCCAAACTCCTTAAACCAAACTTCCTTCTGGCCATTCACGACTTGCACATACCGTCTGAATTTCTTCTTACGCTCAAATTTCTGTTCGTCACGGTAATAGATAACATTGACTGCTGCGCCTCTTTTTGTTACACGAATACTAGCAGCGTCCTCAATCTTCTCAAGCTCAACGACTTCCTTCTTACCGTTACGAATAACCTCAATATAGCCATTGCCACAGGCTTCTCTGTCATCGATGGCATCCTTAAGGATATCAATAAAGGACTTCTCCATGTGCATGTACTTTAGTGCTGAGTCCACCCGGTTCCACTCTGCTACCATTTCAGGAGTTTCCTTGTCCTTGGTCTCATCATTTTTATATTTAAACTGATAACCAAAGCCGACAATGTTCTGCTTATAAGACTCAACGCATTGAGGCAGTATCGTAGACATTTCTTTCATTTCTAGTAGCCGCGAAATAGAGTATTTGGGCTCTAGTACGTCCGCTATAGCATATTGTTTTTCAT